TAGCGCCAGTTACCTTTGATTCAAAGGTGAAGCTATATGCTGGCCTTGATGAGAGGTGGCCGCTGTGTCGTTGAGTGAACTGATGTACGGGATCGGCGAGCTCGACGACGCGCGCCCCGGCTACCGCACCGCCCAGCAGTACTACGACGGCAACGTCCCCGAAGTATTCGCCTCCGCCCGCCTCCGCCGCGCCCTCGAAGACACGGGCGTCGACTTCCGGTTGAACTTCGCCAAAACCCCGGTCTCTGCCGTGCTCGACCGCCTCGAGATCGCAGCGATCACCGGCGCCGACGACGACCACACCAAACTCATCGCCAAGGTGTGGGACGACAACGTGATGGACCTCGAGGCCCCCGACATCCACTGCCACGCCTGCACCCTCGGCGATGCCTACCTCATCGTTCTCCCCGTCGAAGACGACAACGGGCAGGTCGTCGGGGTGGAAATGCACTACAACTCCCCGCAGACCGTCCGGGCAATCTACTCACAGGAGAACCCGCGCGAAGTCGACTACGTCATCAAGCAGTGGTGCGAGGAGCGGACCCTCGGCAAGGTCCAGCGGGCCGAGCTGTACTACGCAGACCGCACCGAGCGCTGGGCCACTAAGCCCGGTTCGGATGGGAAGCAGAAGGGGGACTGGGGGCATTGGCTCGCAGACCCCGACGAGGAGGGGGCAGTCCAAGACCCGGATTCGTGGATCATCGAACACGAATGGGGTCGCCCGCCCGTCTTCCACTTCCGCACCGACCGACCCTACGGGCGACCGGTGCACATCGATGCCTACGGCCCGCAGAACGCCATCAACAAGCTCAGCATCACGCACATGGGCACCGTCGACTACCAGGGCTTCCCGCAGCGCTACGCGCTCACCGACGCCGCCACCACCGACACTTCGGACCTCGAACCCGGAGACTTCGAAGACTTCCCGCCCGACGACGCCAGTAGTGGGCCCACCGACACAGGCGACGACAGCTCCCTGAAGGCCGGGCCCGGCGAAGTGTGGATGCTCCGCGGCTTCAAGTCCGTCGGCCAGCTCGACGCAGCGCAGCCGTCCGTCTTCCTCGACCCGATCTTGTTCGAAGTGCGGGCCATGGCGCAGATCACCACCACCCCCCTGCACCTCTTCGACCCGCAAGGGGACGTGCCATCGGGAGAGTCGCTACGAGCGAAGGACGGCCCGTTCGTCAAGAAGATCCGCAACCTGCAGCGTCACCTGGGCTCAACCTGGCGCGAGGCCTTCCAGTTCGCACTCGAACTCCTCGGTTTCCCGGCCGACATGGTCGATGTCCGCTGGGTGCCCGCCGCCACCGTGGAAGACAAGACAGGCTGGGAAACCGCCACAGAGAAGGTCCGCAACGGCGTCCCCCGCCGCCAAGTGCTCCTTGAAGCCGGCTACCGCGAAGAGCAGGTCGATAAGTGGCTGGCCGGCGTCGACGACGCCGAGCTCGCACGGCGCACCGACATCCTCGCCGCTGTTGCGGACAGTGCGCAGAAGTTGGGCGCCGCCACCACGCTCGGCGTCGTCAGCAGCGAGCAGGCGCAAGCCCTCCTCAACGGCGCGCTCTCCGATATTGAACTTCTCGCCGACGTTGAGGCCGTCACATGATGGCCCGACGCCGCCACCGGCCCGCCGAGCTGCTGGCGTTCATACGCGGCGAGCAGACCGACGCGGTGCGCGGCCTTGAGGACCGCATCGCCGCCGACGCCCTCGGCGACTCTGCGGAGCGGTTCGATGAACTGCAACGGCGCACCCTCATGGCGTGGACTACCGCATTCGGCAGCCCACAGCAGGACGCCACCGACGTGGGGGCGCTGCGCCGCATCCTGGCCGCCGTCCGCGCCGCAGTGCACCGCATCCTCGGACCGCTCGCCCCTCACTCCCAGAAGGCGCTAACCGCCCGCCTGGAGGAGGCTGTGCAGCTCGGCGCGCGACAGCATTCCGCCTACCTCGAACGCACAACTACCCGCCGCGGCATACAGGTTGCCGCCCGGGCCAGCCGCAGTCTGCGCGACACTGCCGCCATCATCGGCGACAGCATTGCCCGGCACCGTGACCGCGCGCTCGGCCTGCTGCAGACCGGTGTCGCATCCCGCTGGTCCCGCGTTGCCACCGGAATCGGTGCCGCCCGCAGCGCCCTCAGTGCAGTACGTGCCCACATCACCTGGACTGTTGGTAAAGCCGTCAACGAAGGACTCACCGAGAGCATCCGCGCGGTCGGCGCTCGCAAGCTGTGGGTGTCGGAGCGGGACGCCTGCGTGTCCTGCACCGCCTACGCCGGACTCGTCGTCGACGCCGATCAGGACTTCCCCGGCGGACTCTCCTGGGACCCGCAGCAGCGCGGACGCACCGAACCGGTCGCCGGGCCGCCCTTGCACCCCAACTGCCGCTGCCGGCTTGCCGCCTGGGAAGACGAGTGGGCGGTCGAAGGCGTGCCGTCGATGCCCGAGGCGCTGCGCCGCGAGGCCCGCCGCTCCATCGCCCGCGGCTGGTCGCTGCCCACCGAATCCGGTGCCGCCCGTGTCCGGGCGGCCCGCGAGCTCCTCCGCACTGGGGCGGGCCTGCCGAAGAGCGTGGAGGAGTTCGCCCGGCTTGCCGTATCGGCAGGCCGCTTCCAGAACCGCACCGTCCCTACCGGCCCGTGATGGGCAACCCGGAATCCCGAGATGGGAGCACCATGAACACCACCGAGCTCGACGGCATCAGCCTGCCGCCCGGAACCGTCATCGGCTACGTCGCCGGCCGACCCGTCTACAACATCGCCGGAAGCTCCGGCGAAGGAGAAGCCGACGGGGGAGACAGCGAGACTTCGGCAGACGAGCCGGAAGGCGACGAGGCGCCCCATGACACAACCGGCGGCGAAGAGGTCGAGGAGGCTGAGGAGCGGGAGACGCCCAAGCCGGCGCCGCCAGCCGACAAACCCGACGCGTACACGGCGCCGACTGAGGCGGAGTGGCGCAAGACGCAGGCCGCCTTGAAGAAGGCCAACGAGGACGGCAAGCGGCACCGGCTGCGGAACAAGGAGCTCGAAGAGGCGTCCCGCGCCAACGAGACGGAGCACGAGAAAGCACTGAGAGAGGAGCGGGAGAAGGGCGAAGGCCGGTTCCGTGCACCCTTGGTGAAGGCAGCGGCGAAGGCTGCGCTCGCGGAAGCGGGTGTCAGCGGTCCTGCCGATCGTGTGCTGCGGCTCCTTGACCTCGATGGGCTGTCGGTCGACGACGAGGGTGACGTCATCGGCCTGGACGGGGAGATCGACCGGATACGCGGCGAGTACCCGGAGTTCTTCCAGAACGCGAAGATGAAGCCGAAGGCAAGGCCAACAGCTGCGGACCGTAAGCCGGTTGAGGAGAAGCCCAAGTCCGCGGCGGAGCGGCACGCTGCTCGTGTGCTCGGCCGTACCGCTTGACACCAGCAGGTATATTCATCACCAGGTGAATTGATTCGGTGATCGGATCATCCGCCGCCCAGTACTGCGAGAGCGCCCGTGATGGGGCCCGCAACCCACAGCAGCCCCATCACACGCCCACAGGAGGGCACCCGTGGCACGCAACACCTACGAGGCCTGGATCCCGGAGGAAGACAGCTCCGAGGTCATCACCCGCGTACAGCAGATGTCCGCCGTCGAGGCCCTCGCCTCCCCGGAGCCCATGAGCTCCAACACCAAGAGCATTCCGCGCTCCGCGGGCGTCGGCGTCAGCCTCGTCGACAAGGGCGGCGCCTACAGCGAAGACACGTCCGCCAACGACGACGTCGTCCTCACCGCGAAGAAGGTCGGCAAGGCGATCCGTATCGCCGAGGAAGACATCGACGACTCGCTCGCCGACATCCTCGCCACCAAGATGAAGGACTGGGCGACCTCCTACTCCAAGTACATCGACAACGCGAGCCTCGCCGTCACCGCCGCGCTCGGCGTCAACGTGCCGTTCGCGTCGGTGTACTACACGCTCACGCAGACCGACGCGGCCACGGGCTACACCGCCAACGACAACATCACCACCGCCGCGAGCACCGGGGTCACCTACGACAACCTGTCCGCGGTCCTCGACGACGTCGAAGGCGGCGACTACTTCGACCTGTCCCGCACCGTCGTCATCGCACACCCGTCCTTCCGTGGCGTGCTGCGCACCATCAAGGACGACCAGAAGCAGCCCATTTTCGTACAGGGCCAGGGCGGCGACCGCGGCACTCCCGACACCCTGTTCGACCTGCCGGTGCGCTGGTCGCTCGGCTGCCGCCTCCACGCGACCGCCACCGACGCGCCTACCGGCAAGCCCATCCTTGTCGTCGCGAACCAGGACTTCCTGCGTCTCGGCCGCCGTTCGGGCCCGGAGTCCATCTTCATCGACGGCCGCGACGGACTGTCCGCGCTCACCGACGAGTCCATCCTCAAGATGCGCGCCCGCCGCGCCTTCAACCTGTCGCACCCGAAGGCCGCTGCCGTCCTGGTGGGGGCCTGATCATGGCTGCGGCGAAGAAGGCAGCAGAGAAGAAGCCAGAGGCTGAGGTTGCGAAGCGGTCCGCCGACGGCTCCGACGAGTGGAAGTGCGTCAAGGAGTTCGTCGTCCTCGGGGACGCCCTCACCGAGGACGGGCCGGGCCACGACGCGAACAAGGCGGTCGTGCTGCAGGAGGCAATCCAGCGCGGCCTGCACCCGCGCGGCGACGTCTCCTTCGACGGCACCGAACTCCTCAACGACGGCGTCTCCCGCGCACTGCGCTACAGCGTCGCCGTCGTGCCAGCCTCCTCGGATGCGGAGCCGGAAAAGACCACCACGCCCCGGGACCAGATCGAGGGCGGGGACTGATGGTCGACGCCTGGGCCACCCCGCAGCAGGTCACCGACATCACCGGTGTGACGGTGACCGATGCCCAGCTGGGGCTGGCACAGGCGTCGATCGAAATGTTCTCCAACAGGACCTACCCCGACACCGAGCGGATCCGGGCCCGCGACCTGTACTGGCTGCGCATGGCCGTCGCCTACCAAGCCGCATGGGAGCAGGGGCAGTTCGACCTGAACACACGCCTTGATGCCAACCAGGTGCAGCAGGACGGCGTCGTCGCCAACCTCGACAGCCGGGCCATGATGCTCGGCCCCCGGGCCAAGCAGGCGCTGCAGCGCTGCTCTTGGATGCGGTCCCGGACGATCCACGTGCGTTCCCCGTTCGAGGACGGGCAGCGCGCCTACGGCGACCCGCTGGCCGACTCCAGCGACGAAACCCTGCCGTGGACACCGATGGGCGGCAGCTGATGCACCTGGCGACCACCACGATCAGCATCCTCGGCGGCAGCAGCACCGACGAGTTCGGCGATGAAACCGACGGCATCACCGCTGTCGTAACCGGGCTCCCGGTCTCGCTCATCGAATCGACGCGCACCGCGATGGAGCCCGTCAGCGGAACACCCCGCATCATCCGCACCCACATCTGCCGCCTGCCACCCGGCACAGCAGTCGACGAAACCAACCGGATCAAAGACGAGACGACCGGCGAGATCTACATCGTCGTCGCCACCACCCGCAACGCCAACCCGGTCATCGCGCAGCCCCTGCGCGCAGACCTGAAACGCACAGGACGAGCCGCCTAGCTGGCTCCGACACAACCACCGCCCGCCCGGCACCTACGGCCCGTAAACGGCCAGCCGGGAAGGCACCCAGACCCGCCGGCCGTAAAGGAGGTGCAGGGCGATGCTGAGCGCGAACTATGAGGTCACCGTCAACCACGGCTGGCCCGGATGGGTCCGCAACGCCGTCACCCGCTACCTCCACAAACTCGGGCGCGAAATCCAGAACGACATGGAACGCATGGCCCCCGTCCGCACGGGCCGGCTCCGCGGCAGCCTCTACCACGAGGTCAACCGCGGACAGCTACGCGTCGGCGTCCGCAACGTCCCGTACTGGTCGACTGTCGAGTTCGGGTCCGGGCCACACGAGATCCGCCCCGTCGCCAAGAAGGCCCTGCACTGGCCCGGTGCCCGCCATCCCGTCAACCGCGTCCTGCACCCCGGCACCCCCGCGCAGCCGTTTATGCGGCCCGCCCTCTACAAGCGGCGGGGGAGGTTCTGATGACCGTCACCCCGCAGGCGAACACCGAACTCGTCGCCGTGGCCTGGCTGTCCAGCGCCTCCGGTATCGAAGCGGGGCAGGTCGCCACGACCCTGCCCGCAGCCGGCGGCGCCTGGGCGGACAACGGGTTCCTGCACGTCGTCGGCGCGGTCGGCGGCAGTCCGCAGATGTACTACGCGCTTCGCGAGCCCGTCGTCCAGATCGACGCCTACGCCGTCAACGTGAGCTCCGGGAAGCCGCCGTGGGGCAAGGCCGCCAGCTTGATGGAGCTCGTGGTCGCCGCAACCTATGACGAGGCGGGCCTGCAGCGGGTGCTCACGCTGCGTCCCGGCTACCCGCAGGCCCGCGTTCTGACCGCCCACTTCGCCTCCGAACCGCGCCGCATGCCGTCCGATGACGCCTCATACGCCCGCTTCCAGGCCGACCTCGCCCTGCACTGGATCACCCTCTAGGAGCCCCATGCCGACCGTCCGCACCACTATGCAGCCCGACGTCGAACTCGAGGTGTCCGACGCCGAGTACACCGACCTCGACCGCCAGGGACTCCTCGTCGAGGACCCCGGCGACTCCAAGCCCGTCCCCGCCGCCGCACCGGCCAAGACCCCGACCGTTGCGAAGAGCAAGGACTGACCCATGGCTGTCGTCGCCACCAACCTGATCATGGGGCCCGCCGATCTGTACATCGGGAACTTCGGGTCCGTCGAACCCCTCGACACCGTCGTCAACACCACGCCGGCCGCCTCCAGCTGGACAGACCTGGGCGGAACCCAGGACGGCGTGAAGATGACCGTCGACCAGACGTACACGCCGCTCGAGGTCGACCAGATCGTCGACGAGCCAGGCGCCCGCCTCACCAAGCGGCTCTTCACCATCGAGACCAACCTTGCCGAGGCGACCCTCGAGAACCTGCGTTACCTCCTCAACGACGGCACTGCGGCGAGCGGAGCTGGCTTTAAGAGCTACGAGCCGGTCTACGCCTCGAGCGCCACGCAGCCCACGTACCGGGCCGTGATCCTCGACGGCTACGCCCCCAACCAGCTGCGCCGCCGGTTCATCATCCGCAAGTGCCTGTCCAACGACAAGATCGAGACGACCTATAAGAAGGACGGGCAAACCCTGTTCACGGTCAAGTGGCAGGGCTTTTACGTGAGTCAGTCGATCGCCCCCTTCAAGATCACCGACGCGACCAGCTAGGAGCCACCGTGACCACCCGAGCGCCCAAGACCCGCACCGTTCCGGTGCCCACTCCCGCCGAGGACGACGGCATCCTCCGTATCACCACCACCCCCGCACCCCCGGTCCAAGAGATCGAGGAAGCACGCAGGGTGCTGTTCGCCATCGACGACGACGAGTTCACCGTCCCCAAGGTCATCGACGAACGCCTCGTCTACCTCGCCCTCGAATCCATGCGAAACGACGGCGCCCTGTTCTCCGGCCAGCGCCTCGTCGAACTCCTCCTCGGCAAGTCCCGCTACCGCCAACTGCTGGATTACTACGAGGCGCAGCGGATCACTCAAGCGAATTTCGACGCCATCGTCAGCAGCGTCTCCAAGCTGTTCTTCGACCACATGAACACCGACGACACGGCGGGAAAAGATACGTCCGCCTCGTAGAACACCTCGCGGGCTACCTGTGGATCCTCGACCACCGCGACGACCTCGACGCCGACTTCCTCGCCATCTACCGCATCGACCTCGAAACCACCGTCGTCGGAGCCAAACGCTTCCTCGCCCTCGCCGCACGCACCCCCGCCTACGACGGAGCCATGACCCTCGCCGTCAACAAAGAACAGCAGTCCGCAGCCGCACCTGCGACCAACCCTGACGCCCCGCAGGAAGTGTCCGTGGACGCCATGAACCTGATGATGCCCGGCCTGATCGAACGCACGGAGGTCTGACCATGTCATTCCTCATCGCATCCGGGCACGTCGAAGTCGACGCCAGGACAGAGAAGGCCAAGGCCGCGATCACCGGCATCATCGGCGCGATGGGCGCCCTGGGGCCCGCCGCCACCGTCGCAGGCGCCGGACTGGCATCAGCGGGAGTCGGCATCGCCGCATTCGGCGTGGCAGCCGGCAAGCAGGTCGCCGACCTGAAGAAGGCATCCGACGCCCAGAGCAAGTACCAGGACGCCGTCGAGACAAGCGGCAAGACCAGCAAGGAAGCCGTCAAGGCCGAACTCGCCTACCAGCAGACCCTGGCGAAGATGCCGAAGGCCACCAAGGAAGCCACCGCCGCATTCAGTGCGCTCAAGGACTCCTACAAGGGCTGGAGTGACTCGCTCGCCGGGGACACCATGCCAGTGTTCACCAAGTCTTTCCAGCTCTTCTCGGCTCTGCTTCCGAAGACGTCGGGCTTGGTACAGGGCACGTCGCGTGAGCTGAACCGCATGGTTACGCTGATCGCTGGCGGGGTGAACTCGCCGGGCTTCGATGCGTTCATGGGCAAGCTGACGTCGTTCAGCACGGCGACGCTACATACCCTCACCAGCGGAGTGATCAATCTGTCGCGGTCACTGTCGGGGTTCGCGGCCGGCGGCGGCTTCGACGGCTTCATGAGCAACGTCGAACGGGCCGGGCCCCTGATCGGCGAAACCCTCACCAACCTCGCCAAGGCGCTTCTCCATCTCGCGACGGCCGGCGGTGACATGGGTATCTCGCTGCTGACGGCCGCGAATGCGCTCGCGAAGCTCGTCAATGCCATTCCAACCGGGGTACTGAGCACGTTCTTGCAGCTGTATGCGGCGATGAAACTGCTGAGTGTCGGCATGCGTCTGGTCGGTGCCGTGGCGACTTCCACCGTGATGCAGAGGTTGGGGACGTTCTTCGCGGCGACGTGGGCGGGCGGCTTCCGTTCCGCGGTCAGCGGGGTTGTGCAGCGGATGTCGATGCTGCAGAAGGCGGCGGTAGGCCTGGGGGCGATCGCGGTCGTCGCCGTCGGCATCGACAAGCTGGCGGAGAAGGCGCGCGGTGCGCCCCCGGATGTCGACCGTCTGACGACGTCGCTCAAGAACCTGGCGACCACCGGGCAGTTCACAGGCGAGCTGAAGAAGTCGTTCGGCAACATCCAGGGCATGGTCAACGACCTCCGCAAGCTCCGTAAGGCGCAGCAGGAGATCGAAGACCAGCGGTCCAAGAGCAGCCAGAACGACCTGTTCAACTTCGAGAACCGCAGCAACCCGGTGGGCGACTGGTTCTGGGGCATGATCGATGACTTCAAGAAGGGCGGCGATTCAGCCAAGGCGCTCGAGGACAAGTTCGGTTCACTCGACAAGGCCCTCGCCCAGCTCGCCACCTCCGGCTACGGCAAGCAGGCCGCGCAGGACTTCCAAGCCATCCGCACGGCGCTGCGCGCCGACGGCATGTCCGATGCCGCCATCAACAAGACGTTCTCCGGATACAAGGCCGCTGTCGCCGACCTCAAGGCCGAACAGGCTCTCGCCGCCCAGGGAATGGGCTTGTTCGGGCAGCAGGCCGTCGCGACCAGCAACAAGCTCGCCGAACAGAAGGCCAGCGCGGACGGGCTCCGGCAGAGCATTCAGGCCCTCAACGATGTGAACCGGGCCGGACTGGGCGGCATGATCGGCTTCGAGCAGGCCATTGACGCCGCATCGAAGGCTGCCAAGGACAACGCGGGCGCCCTGACGATGTCCCACGGCCAGCTCAACCTCAACAGCGCGAAAGCCCAGGCGGCAGCGACCGCGTTGAACGATCTCGCATCGAAGACCGACGCCGCGGCGGCGTCCGCACGGGAGTCCGGGGCCTCCTGGGAGACCGTCAACGGCGTCTACAGCCGGGGCCGCGCCCAGCTCGTCGCGACCGCACAACAGATGGGCCTCACCAAGACGCAGGCCGGTCAGCTCGCCGACCAGATTCTGAAGATCCCGGACAGCAAGAAGACCAAAGTCCAGATGCAGCGCGAGGACGCCATCGCGGGCCTCAACGCCGTCATCTCCAAGATCAAGGCCACGCCGGGATCGAAGAGTGTCACCGTCAAGACGCTGTCCGCCAGCGCGATCAAGGCGCTGGAGTCGGTCGGCTTCAAGGTCACGCACCTGAAGGACGGCAGCGTCTCCGTCACCGCGAAGACCGGCACGGCGCAGTCCAACATCGGCAAGGTGCAGTCGGCGCGTGACCGGTTGTCGGGCAAGAACATCACCATCACCGCGACCTACCGCACCGTCTTCCAGACAGTCGGCCGTGCCCCGTCGCAGACGGCCAACCTGCTGCGCCAGCAGGCAAAGAACCTGGGCGGCGCCACAGGCGGTCGCTTCGGTGGCAGCTCGTTCCGCACCCACTACGACACGGGTGGGCGTGTGCTCGGCCCCGGTACGGGCACGTCTGATGACGTGTTCGCGCCGTGGCTGTCGAACGGTGAGTGGGTCATCAAGGCCGCAGCTGTCGCGAAGTACGGAGACCGGTTCCTCGCCGCCGTCAACGACGGCAGCTACAAGCCGGGCCCGCACTTCAAGAAGGGCGGCAAGCTCTCCGAGAAGCAGAAGGCCGCCATCGCAGCCGAGAAGCAGCGACAGAAGGAAGGCAAGTCCGCCCTCACCTCCGACACGACGTTCACCACGGCGGGCCGGCTGGCCGGCTACAAGTACACGGAGACCGTGCACGACCTGGGCATGCCGGAGTCGGTGTCGTCGCTCGTCACATCGATCAACACGTACCTGTCGAACATCAAGAAGGCGTTCACCGGCAAGACCGAGGCCTACCTGGTGTCGAAGCTGCAGTCGTCCGGTAAGGCGCTGCTCGCGAACCAGAAGAGGCTCGAAGACGTCAACAAGCGTCTCGACGCCGCGAAGTCGAATCTCGACGACCTGAAGGGCAAGTTCGACTCGCTGAAGACGTCGATCTCCTCGTCGCTCGTGAGCTTCGGCAACATCACGAAGATCGGCAAGTACGGCACCAGCACCGACACGCTGATCAAGCAGCTGCAGTCCGACACCAGCCGGACCACTGAGTTCTCCAAGATGCTCGACCAGCTCAAGTCGAAGGGCCTCAACGCCACCGCGATCGGCGACATCGCCGCGGCCGGCGTCACGGGCGGCGGCATGGCCACCGCTCAATCGCTGCTCAGTGCAACGCCCGACCAGATCAAGAAGATCAATGAGTTGCAGGCGCAGCTGCAGAAGTCCGCCGACGCGGCGGGCGCGACGGCTGCGAACGCCATGTACGGGGCCGGGATCGCCGCCGCGCAGGGTCTCGTGAAGGGTCTCACCGCCCAACAGACGGCTATCGAAAACGCGATGATGAAGATCGCGCAGTCGATGGAGAAAGCCATCAAGAAGGCGCTCGGGATCAAGTCCCCGTCCAAGGTGATGGAACCGATCGGGGACTACGCATTCCAGGGCGTCGAGAAGGGCTGGGTAAAGCGCGCCGCAGCAGGCAACACGATGATCACAGGTGGTCCCGCGCTGCGTGCCACACCGAGCATGGTGTCGACCGGTACACCGTCTGCAACCGGCGGCTTCGTCGTCCAGAACCTGAACCTGACCATCAGCGGATCCTTCGACTTCGCCTCCCCGGCCGAGCGCCGTGCCGCGGCCAAGGCCCTGGTGAAGGACATCAACGACGAACTCCGCGTCTACCAGCGGCAGAGGAGCTGAGCCGATGCAGGGCGACTACGGAGACCTCCAACTCGGCAGGCTCCTCCTCCGCGAGACCTTCAGGACGGGAGAAGCGAGCAGCGACAGCCGCAGCATGGAACTTGAGGGCGAGGAGTCGATGCCGCCGCTCACCCGCACCCAAGTGGTGTGGCGGCACGACAACCTCCTCGCCCTCGAGCAGGGCGGCATCCTGCCCGTGACATGGACGGACAAGCCGGAGCGCAACGGCTACTACCGGCTCACCAGCGCCTCCGCGGACTACACGGAATACCGGGGCGAGGTCATCACCTCGCAGTGGAAGGTCGGCCTGGACCGACTCGGCTCCGACAGCGAAGTCGACCTGCAATCCCGCCTCACCGGCGTTGTCCGCGCCAACGACTTCAGCCTCACCGGCGAACGCTGGCATGCCCCGCCGATCGGTCACTACGGCTACTTCACGGGCACGACGAACCCCTCAACAATGACGCGCACTGGCGCCGAGGGAGCGGTCACCGTGTACCGGGGAGTGCCCGAGAACGTCGCCCCGCGTTGGGGCTGTGCGCCCACCGCCTACCTCGGCGGGAGAGTACGGATCACATCGGCAGGCACGGAGTTGTGTGGGGTCGACCAGGCCCTACCACCTACCGGCTGGGCTCTCTCCAACGGACTGGTAAACGTCACGACCAGCGGCTCCGGGGCACTCGACGTGCAGACCTACACCGACG